GCTCAAACCGAAATCGTGGGTAATGTTGATTCAAAGTGTATCATCATTTCAGAAACCCCAGGAGTCTACGGCAACCCGAATCCCTACAAGCTGACAACAACTTCTTCGGATGGTGGTGTGCAGCCAATTATTCGATATGACGTACTTGCTGCAGACTATTACAAAGCTGTGATTGAGCATCCAATTGCATTTTCTTCATCTCCTTCACTTGACGATACAGTGACATGGACTGGAGATGTAGAAGTATCCGAAACGTCAGATGAAGATATGGCAGGATACGATGATGCTAAAGTTGAGTATGATAACGCGCACGAATATGAAATGACTGTAGCTGGGAGTACGTGGTTTAAGATTTCTTCTACCGCTTCTTTCGGTTATAACAAATCATTTCCTGCAGGAACCTACACCGCCGTTGTGGAGGCAGAGTGTATTCCTCTGTAATTCGTTTTCTACTCCTGTTGTTTGTAAGTGGGTCAGCAATGGCCCACGAACTTACACCGACATATCCTGAGTTACGTCCTTCGTATATGAATGATATACTTGAAGCGAAATTGAAAATGTGGAATGCTCGCGTGGATGTAGAATATTATAAGATTGAAGTCACGGACGAAGACTGGAATGATGTCCCTTTCATAACTACAGAGAAAGTGTTTAGATTAAACTATCTGGGTAGGAGAGACATTAGTGTATTTCTTCCGAGTGACACATCTGCCAGGTACATATGTACCAGGTCGATGCTAGAAAAAGGAAGTGCTGGAAAAAGCATTATATCATCAAAAGTTTGTTCGAAGATTAAGTGAGGCCTCGCATGAGACTCTTTTACATACTATTACTGATACCTTCAGTAGCTTTCGGTCAGTCTGTAAATTTACAGATGCCGGGATCGCCACAGAGTTATCAGTCGGATCGATTTAGGCATGGAGACATGGATTGTTCTAACGCCATCGGTTCTTCCACGAACCTGGAGTTTGGAGTTCTTGGCCTTATCGACGAACCAGACTATTTGATGCAGAATTATAGTACGGGCGGCACATCTACAGGCGTGTATGCTCGCATAACAATACCATTGGACAAACCAAAGGAACGAATAAATTGTAACACATTATATCAACTTGCACTCGAAAGAGAAAGATTGGAGGTGCAGAGACTGAAGCAAGAGGTGGCAAACCTTCGAGCACTTCAGTTTGAGAACGATAACTGATGGCAGAATTTGAATTTGCTGGAATGACATTTAAGGGCGGAAAGGCTGCAATAGTCTTTACTGCCCTTTCTACGTTAGGGGGAGCGCTTTGGGCAGGCTTTGAGTTCTACAAAGACTACATGGATATGCGAGAAATCGTAGCAAATATTGATGTAGGTGTAATCGAAGCACGAAACGCACAAATTGAAATTAAACTTGATGAAGCTATAGACTATACGCGCGATATCAAGAACGGTCTAAAAGATGACATTACTCGTATTGAACGCGTAACAGATAGTACAAGTGCACGTGTTAAAGATATGCAGTCAGATATAGATGAAAGACTTCGAGAAGTATCCGAACTCACTCGTGAAACAGAAAAAGACGTACGTGATACAATGCGAGATGTAGAGAATAGGATCGAAAGTGATATGGAGAAACTCGAAGCCGATCTCGAAGAAAGATTACAAAAAGCCTTAGACAATCCGTTAGCGGACTGAGGTACCAAAAATAAACCTTGACTTTGCAACTGGTATGGAGTAGAATTGCAAAATGGGTAAAGAAGTTACGACAATATCGCCAGAAGGTCTTGAAGTCGCCAATTGTTATTTGCAGTATGGTAACATTCGTGCTGTCTGTGAGTTTATGGGAGTACCCGAAAATCAAGTCGTTGAGGTCCTCAACAAGCGTGAAGTAAAGAAATACATTGATACCGTTTATCTCGATATGGGGTATCGCAACAAAAATAACATTGCTACTGTGCTCGATGAGATGATTGCAAGTAAGCTCGACGAAGCACAAGAAACTGGTGTATATTCTTCGAAGGATCTTGCGGACTTACTACAGATGGCACACAAAATGCGCATGGATGAAATCAAAGCGCAAGCAGATTTACTAAAAGCCGAAACGACTAATATTCGTAATCAAACAAACGTTCAGATAAACGATGCAGCTCTTCCATTCGGACAAGGTAATTATGGTAAACTCATGGAGAAGTTGTTAAATGGCGACGGACAATAATACAGAGCGAATGCTCGCGGCAGCCGAACGAGTTGATAATCTTGATATGCGAGTACGAGAAATTGAAGTCGAGATGGCACAGCACGAAGCACAGTGCGAAGAACGATGGAAAACCACTTTTAATCGCCTTATGGATATTGAAGAGGGTATTAAAAGAATGGAAAACCGTCTTATCATGGGTGCAGGAAGTATGATACTCTTCCTCGCGGGTGTCATTGTGACGCTACTAATGAAATAGATGCCAATTGAATATGAATTTCAACCAAAACGACGGAGATTTTTAAAAGACTTTATTTTTGCTTGCTCTATAGGATTCAATATAGGGCTAATCATCGGGCTACTAATGTTAGCCTTTTCCTAGGAGACAGTTATGGAAAATGTACATATTTTTAAGAAGCACGGTAAGTGGATTCTTAGTGAAAACGGAGCAGTTCTTCATGCTTCAGAAGATTTTAATGAAATCTTCGAAATGGTAGCAGAGCATGAAAAAGAAGCTCCACTCCCAGTACCCGAAGTTCGGGAATACGATACCTTAGAAGAGGCTATCGCAGAGGAAGACTAATGCCAGGGCATTATGGACACGGCGGTAAAAAAGGTAAGAAGAAAAAAGGTGGTAAGAAAAAGAAGTCTATGGGCGGCTTGACAGCAGCACAGAAGAAGCTTCCCCCAGCATTGCGAAAAGCAATCATGAAGAAGAAGCGTGGCGGTAAAAAGAAGAAGTAAGCGTAAAGCTGCTAAAAAGCGGCCAGTGCCTACAAACAAAAAATTGTATGCACGAGTAAAAGCTGAAGCAAAACGTAAATTTAAAGTTTATCCTTCAGCTTACGCAAACGGATGGCTAGTAAAAACTTACAAAAGCCGAGGCGGTAAATACCGCATGGGAAAGTAAAATGGAGTGGATTGTATTAGCAGTTGTAGCTGGGGGCGCTTGGTGGTGGTGGAGTAAAAGAAACAAGCCCGGAGGCCCTAAAGGCGGAAGTTCCGGTGGTTCTGGGCTTAAGTAATGGCAAAACCACAAGGCGGACTCACTAAGTGGTTCAAAGAAAAATGGGTAGATATCTCCCGTCCAAAAAAGGGCGGGGGTTATCACGCCTGCGGTCGAAAGACTTCAAAGAAAGGAAAATATCCAAAATGCGTTCCTGCAGCAAAAGCAGCTCGTATGACAAAAGCTCAGAAAAAATCCGCTATTCGTCGTAAAAGAGCAGCAGGCAATCCAGGAGGCAAGCCGACTATGGTAAAAACATTTACCAAGCGGAAAGCGAGAATGAGACGTGGCGGCAAGAAGAAAAGGTAGAAAGAAAGACCCTCGTTTAGCACGTGCACGGGTAAAAGGGTACAACAAACCTCGTCGTACTCCAGGCCACCCAAAGAAGTCCCATATTGTCGTAGCAAAGGTAGGTGACAAAATCAAAACGATTCGATTTGGGCAAAAAGGTGCAAAGACTGCAGGAAAGCCAAAGAAAGGCGAAAGTGCCGCAATGAAAGCAAAGCGTAAGAGTTTTAAAGCTCGTCACGCAAAGAATATTGCAAAAGGCAAGATGTCAGCAGCGTACTGGGCTGATAAGGTGAAATGGTAATGTTTGATCGTCAAGTTGAAGAGCTAAACTCAAGCTGGGCATATAAGTATGATATTGACCAGTACGCAAAGCGAGAACACTGGCAAATCATGAAAGAGCACCCTTACGTAGGTGATTGTGAAGATTACGCACTTACGCTACTATATTTAATCAGTGGTAAGTCTATGTGGAAGTTTTGGTTTTATCTTATTACTGGTAAAGCACAAATTCGTAGAGTTACTACAAAAAACGGAGGAGGACACGCCGTTCTTCGTTTTGGAAAACACTGGGCAGACAACTGGACTAAGAAGTTTGTCGAGTGGGAGGAAATGGAAAAGCTAGGGCACAAAAAGTATTACTGGTTCTACCTTCCTCAAGACGTGGCACTTAAACTTGCCATCGCAAAGTGGAAAAAATAGTGGGAGAAGATATTGAAAAAGCCGGCTATCATCCAGCAGATGTAAATGGTGATAACAAAGTTGACGACCAAGAAAAAGCGATGTATCTCGAGTTCAAGCGAAAAGAGCTAGAAGACCAAGATGCAATGCGAGATGCGCAGCGAAAAATGACATGGTTTGCACTTGCAGGTATGCTACTTTATCCTGCTACAGTAATGACTACAGAGGTCATGGGACTTCATCAAGCTGCAGAAATACTAGGGTCAATGGCTTCAGTATATTTTGTTTCCGTAGCTGGTATTGTAGCTGCATTCTTTGGTGCTCAAGCATGGTCTGGCAAAAAATAACACCATTACTGTTTTTAACAGGATGTGTTGCAATGTCACCAAATCTTGAGATACACGAAGACTTGGTAACAGGGCAGGAGTACTACAGTTTTGAGCTTGGAGTGTCTTACCCAAAGAAAAAATTTATGACTCCGGAAGAGTGGATAGAGTATCATGAGTCTCCGGATAGCCAAAAGGAAGCACTATATGCTACTTATAAAGAGCGAGAAGAAATTGAAAAGCGCTGGGAAAACTTTATTGAGAATTGTCTCCTGGCCGGTACGCTGGATTGCTAGTTTTTTCTTCAACGAGTGGGAAGTCACTATTTGGATAGACCCCCAAAAGAAAACAGAGTATCTCTTTAAATGGCTTGATAAATGTGAGCCGAAACACTTGAAAGGACGACTTGTATCTGGAGAACCTTTTGAGCTACGAACGCAAGAAGCGTTCAACTACCAGATTAAAAAGGTGAAGTAATGCTAGGAATGATTAAAATGCTTCCAATTGTGATACTTCTTGCAGGAGCAGGATACGCGTATCATACAACTATAGTAAGCCAAAAAGATGCAGTAATTGCAAGGCTAGAAGCAAATGCAGTAACTCTTAAAGAGAATGCCATGCGACTCGAAACTGCGTTTGAACGAGAGCAGGCAGCACGAGAGCGCTCAGAACAAAACTTACAGTCTCAACTAAAAGCAGTGGGAGATTTGACCGAAAAGAATAATGCTATGCAGCAAGAAATGGATGGATACTTGTCTATTTTTAAACGTCATGATATGACTCGTCTTGCAAGAGCAAAACCTGGGTTAATTGAGCCTAGGATTAACAAAGGAACACAGGCAGTATTCCGTTCCATTGAAGAGGCAAGCAAGGAGGTAGAAAATGCGGATTCTCAGTAGTGTATTACTATTATCACTCGGAGGATGCTCGCTACTACAACCGCAACCTCTGCCAGCGCCAGAACCAATTATTAAAACAGTAACAGAGTATAAGACTCTTGAGATATATCAACCTCCGTTACCAAAAGCAATTGACTTACAAGATGTAGAATTTTTTGTAATTACAGAAAAGAATTTTGAAGAGCAAGTAAAAAAGCTTGAAAAAATGCAAAGCGGTACTTATGTGCTCTTTGGTATTACGCCACAAGACTACGAAAACATGGCGTATAATTTACAAGAGCTGAAAAGATATATTGGTCAGCAAAAAGAAATTATTATTTACTATCGTCAAGCTACTCAAGGCGATGAAAACACAGACTCTGAAGATTGGATTGAGCGAAATGAAGAAGTTCTTGACGATCAAAAACAGGACTAAATTATGGCTGTTCAAATTAGTCGAGCAGATGTATCTTGCGGAGAGATACTAGATTTACAATCTGAGACACGCTTCTTAAAGCTGCCTACAGACCCTTACCTGAGTCTGCTGGGCGTTACACCCTTACCTTCTCAGGTAGCAATCATAAATGCGATCAATAATCCTAAGTACAGATTTGTCTGTGCGGCAGTCTCAAGGCGGCAAGGCAAAACATACATCGCAAACATAATCGGGCAACTTGTATCATTAGTTCCCGGTTCCAACATTCTAATCATGTCCCCCAATTACTCGCTGTCTCAGATTTCTTTTGATTTGCAAAGAAATCTAATTAAGCACTTTGACTTAGAGGTAGCGAAAGATAATGCAAAAGATAAAGTTATTGAGCTGACAAATGGCTCAACAGTTCGAATGGGTTCTGTAAACCAGGTTGATTCTTGTGTAGGTCGTAGCTACGACTTAATTATATTTGACGAGGCGGCGTTGGCAGACGGCAAAGATGCCTTTAATGTCGCACTTCGACCTACTTTGGATAAAGATAACTCAAAGGCTATCTTTATCTCTACTCCTCGAGGCAGGAACAACTGGTTTGCAGAATTTTTTGACAGAGGATTTAATGATGAGTTTCCAGAGTGGTGCTCGATACGAGCTACTTATAAAGATAATCCGCGTATGTCTGAGTTGGATATACAAGAAGCTAAAAAGTCTATGTCCGATGCAGAATTTAGACAAGAATATGAAGCGGACTTTAACACTTATGAAGGCCAAATTTGGAACTTCAATCACGAAACCTGTATCGCCAATAATGAAGAGCTTGATACTCGCCGCATGGATGTATTTGCTGGTCTCGACGTTGGTTATCGTGATCCAACTGCTTTTATGGTCGTAGCATATGATTGGGACGAAGAAGTGTACCATGTATTAGATGAGTATCTTGATGCCGAGAAGACCACCGAGCAGCATGCCGCTGTAATTCGTGAAATGGTTGACAAATGGGACATCGACTACATTTACATAGATTCCGCAGCGCAGCAAACTCGATTTGACTTCGCACAAAATTACGATATTAGTACTGTAAATGCAAAAAAGTCAGTATTAGATGGAATCGCACACGTAGCTGGAATAGTTGACAATGATAAGCTTATGGTCGATCAGCGATGCGGTGAAGTACTATCTTGTCTTGATCAATACCAATGGGATCCTAATCCTAATCTAGCAAGAGAGAAGCCAAAACATAATCGAGCATCGCATATGGCTGATGCTCTTCGATATGCACTATATTCGTTCGAAACAACTCAGAGCGGGTTTTAAAGAGACCTACAAAAAATAGTGTTTGACAATTTATCTTACAAGGGCTATAATTCAAAATGAAAAAGCTGAAAAGAGATCCGGTAAAATACATAAGAGATCGAGCTAAATCAAAGTATGAAAAAGGTTCAGAATGCCACATTTGTGGCGCTGACACAGAACTCGACTTTCACCACTTTTACACTTTAGCGCCTCTACTAAGAGAGTGGCTAAAAGTGAAGCAGAAAGAGAGACCTGCGCATTATACGGACGAGTATATTGTGATCTGGCGAGACGAGTTTATAGAAGATAAATGGGCGGAGCTGTACGAGCACACAGTGACACTTTGCCATAAACATCATTTGGAACTGCATAGGTTGTATGGCAGAAATCCAGCCCTAGTAACTGCAAAGAAACAAATGCGCTGGGTAGAGATTCAAAGAGACAAACATGGCATGGTATGACAGACTAATAGGTAGAACGCCAGAAGCAGAGGAAAAGCTCAACCCTGCGCAGCCATATTTTGATGGTAAAATTGAAAGCAGCCGTGAACAAACTGTTAGCTACGAAAGAGCGTACGAAGACTTAGAAATTGTAAATCGCGGCGTTAATATGATTGTTGATGATGCTGCTGAGATCAATGTAAAAGTTGGAGGCCAGCTACCTGTTCAAAGCGTTGTTAAAGGAATCAAAAGATCAAGAATTGATCTTTTACTCAATAAGGAGCCAAACCTTTTTCAAGACATAAGTTCTTTTCGTCGTAATTTAATTATTGATTACTTACTAGACGGAAATGTTTTTATCTACTATGACGGTGCTCATATGTACCACCTTCCAGCAGATAAGATGATAATTCACACAAGTGAAGAGACGTATGTTGAAAAATATACTTACAATAATACAGTAACATTTAGTCCTCGCGAGATTATTCATGTAAAAGAAAACTCTTTCTATTCTATCTATAGAGGAGTTTCTCGCTTAAAGCCGGCGCTTCGTACTATGATACTTATGCGACGAATGAGAGACTTTCAAGACAATTTCTTTAAGAACGGAGCCGTTCCAGGTTTAGTACTAAAATCCCCAAACACTTTATCTGAAAAAATTAAAGAAAGAATGATTCAGTCTTGGTCTGCTCGGTACAGACCAGATGCAGGAGGCAAAAGACCTCTTATATTAGATGGTGGTATTGAAATAGATAAAGTTTCAAATGTAAACTTTAAAGAACTAGATTTTCAATCTGCTATCGCAGAAAATGAAAAGATTATTCTAAAAGCGTTAGGAATCCCTCCAATTCTTTTAGATTCTGGTAACAATGCAAATTTGCGACCAAACATGAGATTGTATTACCTAGAGACAATCTTGCCTATAGTACGAAAAATTAATTTTTCACTTGAAAGGTTTTTTGGCTTTGAAATTGTAGAAGATGCTACAAATATTCCAGCACTTCAACCAGAGCTTCGCGATCAGTCGCAGTACTACTCAGCTCTTGTAAATACGGGAATAATTTCTCCAAATGAAGCAAGAGAAGCTCTGAACTTTGATCCTGTAGAAGGATATGATGATTTACGAGTACCTGCAAATATTGCGGGAAGCGCGGCAAATCCAGATGAAGGCGGAAGACCGCCAGAGCAAGAAGGAGAAGATTAATGGCAGTAAGACAAAAACAAAAAGTTTTAGACACTGCTTATACGCATTTTAAAGAATTCGGGCTACCTCTCGATATCGAGTATAAGTCTTATGTAAATATTGTAGGCCCTAAAGAAGCTCTACACGCTATCTCAATTAAGAGAAGTTTTAAAGCATGGAAGTATGTACTGCACGCTCTAAGACTTAAGCACCCTGACTTACGTGAGAAGGCACCGGCCCCGAAGCCTGCAACACCAAAACCTGCTCCAAAGGCTGCACCTAAGCCTGCGAGCAAGCCTGCTAAAGCAGAAGCAAAGAGTGAAGACTAATGGAAAAAATCTTTAACCTTACTTCTACCTTTAAGGCTTTGGACGAAGATGATGGAGGCGTTCACATCTGTGGAATGGCCAGTACCGCTGACTTCGACCGTGCTGGAGATACTATTTCAGCAGAAGCATGGACAAAAGGTGGACTCAACAATTTTGAAAAGAACCCTATCATTCTTTTCAATCACGACTATAACAAGCCTATCGGACGCGCTACAGGACTTAAAGTCACTGAAAACGGTCTTGAACTAAAGGCTAAAATTTCTAAATCTGCGCCTGATCATGTGGCGCAGCTTGTTAAAGAAGGCATTCTTGGAGCTTTTTCTGTTGGTTTCCGAGTCAAGGATGCTGATTACCTAACGGAAACTGACGGATTAAAGATTAAGGACGCTGAATTGTTCGAAGTATCAGTAGTATCG